CAAACAATGGGGGGCTCTCCTTACCAGCAGGCAGCGGAACAACATATACGCCACCTGCGCCAATATCAGGTAGCGGATTCGGTAGTTCAGCACCAGCCACAGCACCCGCACCAGCCGCAAGTGGCTTTGGCGGAGGCGGGTTTGGAAGCGCACCTTCAACAACAACAGGCTTCGGGGCAACAGTAACACCAACTGCTGGTGTTCCACAGATGGGCAAGCCTGCTCCTAGCAGACCTCCATTGGACGAAAACCTTCCACCTTTAGATTGACCTAAAAATTTAGAGGATATATAATAGTACTAAGGAAGGTACTATGGATTATTATCAAACACTTGGGGTCGCCGAGAACGCAGATCAGGAAACGATTAAACAGGCTTATAAAAAGTTAGCCATGAAAAATCATCCTGATCGCGGCGGTGATACCCAAAAATTTCAATCTATATCACAGGCGTACGATACGCTGAGTGATCCACAAAAGCGACAACAATACGATGCTGAAAGAAATGGTCAGCATATCCATGTCAACATGGGCGGGCCTAATCCATTCGGTGGCAATCCATTTGGTGATATTTTTAATCAGTTTCACTTCCAGTTTGGTCCAGGATTTGCAAATCATCAACAAATGCGCAGAAATAGAGATTTGACTATACGTGTTTCTGTTTCATTTAAACAAAGCTACACCGGAACGCAACTGGAAGCAAAGTTTAATACAACTGTAGGACACACTCAAACAGTAGCAGTAGATATTCCTGCTGGGGTAGAAAATGGTCAAACTATTAGATATCCAGATCTAGGTGATGATGCTATTCCAGGAATGCCACGAGGAAATCTAAATGTACAAGTAATGGTGGAGCCAGACCCAGTTTGGTCGCGTAGAGGAAACGATCTTGTAACCGTAGTTGATTTGACTTTGTTAGAAGCAATGGCCGGTTGTACAAAAAATATTAACAATCTCGATGGCACAGTAGTCCCGTTAACTATTAAACCAGGTGTTACACACGGAACAGAATATTCTAGTGGCGGTCGAGGATTTAGAAATCTACAACATGGGTTTGTTGGAAATTTAATTATTTCCGTTAATATTGTTATTCCAGTTTTAACAAATCCTGTTTTAAAATCTGAATTCGAAACACTCTATGCTAAAATTATTCAAACATCCTAATCCAATATTACAACAGGTTATGCCTGACTTTGATTTTGACAATCCTGTAATGGATCCTCACGAATTAGAAGAACAAATGGTTACCTTAATGGCGGAAGCTAATGGTAGAGGATTGGCGGCCAATCAAGTGGGTATTCAAGCTAGAGTGTTTACTATGATTACGCAAAACTTAGAAGGTGTTACTACACCATTTGCCGTGTTTAATCCTAAGATCATTGCAGAAGATCCCGAAGCAACATTAGGTGAAGAAGGATGTTTGAGTTTTCCTAACTTGTTTTTCCAAGTTAAAAGACCAGAACATGTTGTAGTCGAATTTCTTGACAGAGATAAAAATCCTGTTATAATAAGACTAGACGGAATCGATGCAAGATGTTTCTTGCATGAACTCGATCATCTAAATGGTATTTGTTTTACTGACAAAATCAGTAAACTTAAACTAGATATAGCAATTAAAAAACAGAGGAAATTAAATGGTAGAACCAAGTCAAGAACTTCAATTAGTATTTGAAAAAGCTATTGATGTTAGCAAAAAGTTAAAGCACGAATATCTCACCATAGAGCATTTGCTATTTGCCATGCTCTGCGAAGAAAGTTTTACTAATTGTGTATCTGGATTCGGAGCAGACCCCGAAGCCCTTAAAAAGAATTTAGAAGCATATCTTAAAACACAGTTAACAGAAATTACCGTTACTAATGAAGATGTTAAACCTCGTAAAACACAAGCCGTTGAGCGTGTACTTAATAGATCATTTACACAGGTATTGTTTAATGGTCGTCAGAAGATTGAATCAACAGATGTATTTTTAGCTATGATGAGCGAAAAACGCAGTCATGCTAATTATTATATTCAACAAGCTAATATTGACAAAGACAAATTTGCAGAATATCTTAATAGCGAAGGTGTAAGTGTAGGTAGTGGTGGAGACGAAGAAGGTATCGAGCCACGTGATGCGCAAGGTGAAAAAGCACTAAAAGCATTTACAACAAATCTTAACGATGCAGTTAAGAAGAGTAAAATTGATCCTGTAATTGGTCGTGTTGAAGAATTAGAAAATACAGCGTTGGCACTAGGCCGTCGTACTAAATCTAATGTGTTGCTTGTAGGCGATCCAGGTGTAGGTAAGACTGCTATAGCAGAAGGACTTGCTTATAATATTGTTAATGGTGCAGTTCCTGAATTTCTTAAAGAATATACAGTATATAACTTAGATATTAGTGCCATGCTTGCAGGTAGTAAGTATCGTGGCGACTTTGAAGAACGATTTAAAGCTGTTATTAAAGTTCTTGAAAAGAAAGGTAAGACTGTATTGTTCATTGACGAAGCACACATGATCAGCGGTGCAGGTGCAGGTGGACAAAACAGTAGTAACGACCTTGCTAACATGATGAAGCCAGCATTGAGCAAAGGTAATATCAAAGTTGTTGCATCAACTACTTGGGAAGAATATCGCAAGTACTTTGAAAAGGATCGTGCGCTAATGCGTCGATTCCAACGCATTACAGTTGACGAGCCTACACAAGCTATGGCCATTGAAATCTTACAAGGTATTAAGAAGTACTATGAAGAATTCCATAAAGCTATTATTACTGATGATGCTATTAAAGCGTCTGTTAAATTAAGCGTCAAATATCAAACAGACAAGAAGCTACCTGACAAAGCAATTGACTTAATTGACTGCGCTTGTTCACGATTTAATCTACAGTTAGAGCCAAGTCGTATTGTTAACGAGGCAAGTATTCAATATGAAATTAGCCGCATGCTAACTATGCCTATTGAAACTATTGCCGAGCAAGAAAGTTCTAATCTAGTTAATCTTGAAGCACAACTTAATCAAGAAGTCTACGGTCAAGAAACTGCGGTTACTGAGATTGTGGATAAGATTCTTGTTAGTCAAGCAGGATTAAAACCAGAGAATAAACCTGTTGGATCGTTTGTATTCATGGGCCCAACAGGTACAGGTAAAACTGAAACTGCAAAAGCATTGTCCAAACACTTAGGTGTTAAACTTGTTCGCTTTGATATGAGTGAATATCAAGAGAAACACAGTGTGGCTAAACTTATTGGCTCACCTCCGGGCTATGTTGGCTTTGAAGAAAACGCAGGTTTGTTGATTACTAAGATTCAAGAGAATCCTAACTGTGTGTTGTTGTTAGATGAGATTGAAAAATCACACCCCGATGTTTCTACTATCTTGTTGCAAATGATGGATAATGGTTTTATTACAGGTTCAAATGGAAAGCAAGCTGATTGCCGTAATTTAATTCTTATTATCACTACTAATGCTGGCGCACAGGATGCTGAGAAAAATGCTATCGGATTCGGAGGGCAAGAAAAGTCCTATACCGATGAAGCTCTTAAGAAATTCTTTGCTCCTGAATTCCGCAACCGTTTAGATGCAGTTGTTACCTTTGGTAAGTTGACTAAAGAAGTAATGATTAAGATTGTTGGCAAGTTTATGGTCGAAATTAAAGAGCAAATTGCCGAGAAAAATATTAAAATTAATATTACTAACGAAGCAATTGACTGGTTAATTGAAAAAGGCTTTGACAATAAGATGGGCGCTCGTCCATTGCAACGTGTCATCGACAAAGAGATTAAACGTCCTATGAGTCGTATGATGTTGTTTGGAGACCTTAAAGGTGGTGGCAATTTAAATATTGATGCTGTTGATTCTGTATTAACATTATCTGCTACTCCACTCAAATCAAGGATCACTGTTGATGAAACTAGACCTATTGATACCTACTAAGTCAACAACTAAACTATTCTTTAACAAGTACAAGTATAAAATTGTACTTGTTAATAGAGGCGCCTCTTGGTTTAGAGGTAACAATCTTGATCATGTAGAACAGAGATTACAAAATAATACTACTGTAATAGCATGGGAAAAAGGTCTAGATAAAACAGATCGTGAATATAATCAAAAATTACTAGCTCTGTTTAGACAATTTACCGAATACGAACTAAGGGTTGAAAGTCCTTTGTTAAGTGTTTACACTAATAACGAAGCAGAAGTTGTTAAATTGTCTAAGATCGATATTGCCAAGGTAAAGTATGTGGTAATGCCTGATGCTACAACATCTGCTAGTCTTGATGAACATAAAATCATTGTTAAAAGATTAGACTTTGATTTTAAAGTCAGTATGGGTCGTACTACGCAGGACTTTAACAGCTTTATTAATTGGTGCGATGGCAACCCTAAAATACGCATGCCCAAGCGTGTAAAGCGTGATCTAAGCAAATCGCACAGTTGGGGTGGCGGACATTTCTATGTCAAAGACGAAAAGACACTACTTATAGTTAAAATGTTCGTAGGTAGCTGGATTAACAAGGTCGAGCAAGTAGTTAAAGCATAAATCAGAGCTAGCACCAAAGTCTCCTTTTGCGATAAATATCATAAGAGGAGCCTTTTTATGGCTTATAGGTTTTATGCGTTTATTTGAACTATATCACAATAATGTACATCGTAAAGAGTTTGATCTTAAAGACGATCTAATGTTCTTTATGAACAACAATCCTGATTTTTATCGTCAGGAAATGCATCCTTTTGTACACAAATTTAAGCAACATTGCCTAGCCGGGCGACATGTATTACCAAAGGCATTTGCACCTTTGGTTAAGCGTGGTTTTGATCACTACAAAGATACCTTTCAAGTTCATGGCATTGAAGATGAATTAGCTGATAACGATCTTGAAGAAATATGCGAACAACTACACGGTCAAGAAATGAAAAACTTCCATAACGAAGTTGCAAAGGCAAGTGAAACTAAATGAGATTAAGAGAACTATTTGAAGCTGCCGCTCCTAATGTAGGTCGTAAATATCAACACATTGAAGATCTAGTGTTTACTAATGGTAGCACAGGTGGATTACATGCTATCGAAAGACTGCGCCATATGACACAAGTAGGTGGCAACATTGAATTAAAATGGGATGGCAGTCCTGTAGTCTATTGGGGCAAGGATGATCAAGGTCGTTTTAGTCTAATACCAAAGAACGCTTGGGAATATCTAAAGCGTGGCAAAACTGAAACTGCCGACGGTACCAGTACTGTAATGAACTCGGCTGAAGATGTTCGTAATTTTATTCTAAAGACTGGTAAGGTAAAACCAGGTGAAGAAAAACAAAGACAAAACTATGCTAAGAAAATGGCCGACCTTTGGCACTACTTTTCAGATGCTAGTCCCCCAGAAGGTTTCATTGAAGGCGGCATATTGTTTAGTCCAGAGAAACCTGCTGTGCTAAATCCTAAAACAAAAGAATACGATTTTACTCCAAACATTACCAGCTTCCATATTCCCAAAGACAGCGAACTAGGCAAACGCATTGGCAAGGCCAAAGTAATGGTTGCTGCCACAGGTTGGTATCCAACATTAGGTAGCAGTGACGAACAGCGTTTTCCCGATGCAGAACAATTATCTACAGGCACTGTGATCGTTCAAGGTACTACTTATGTCGAACATCCTCCACAAGTAGACAGCAGAGGCTTAGACTATGCCGAACAGTTTATACAACAACATGCCGCTGAAATAGATGGCTTCTTACAAGGACAACCTGGACTAACTAAACCGGGTGATGTATTGTATAAATTCTTTAATCAAAATTTGCGTGTAGCAGGAGTTAAACAAAAGTTTGTTGACTGGTGTACACAGAATTTATCAGCAGGTCAAGCACAAAAGGTTATTAGAGATCCTAGAATCAATGTGATACTTGATGCTGTTGAAATGCTAACCAATGAGAAGATGAAAATTATTGGGGAACTAAGCCAAGGCACACACGGCAACATTAGACAAACTAAACCTGAAGGATATGTACAAGCACATCCTGGCACACAGTTTAGGAACGATCTTCCTGGACAATTTGTCAAAGCCATTGATCAAGCCAATTGGGCTCCGAGGAAAGACTAATGTTACTAAGAGAATTACTAAACAGAACTGGAAAAGGTAAGGCTGCGGTTGTGGGATGGGGACGCGGCATGGGTCATAAAGGACACATGATGTTGGCCAGTAGTGTTATTACACAGGCTAACGAAACCGATGCTGATCCATACTTTGTTGTTAGTCGTACAGTGGGCAAAGACGACCCTATTACTCCTGACGAAAAAATGGATATCTATAAAAAGGTATTCCCTAAACATGGACATATTTTCCATACAGCTACAGATGAAATGCCCGACCTAACCCGTGTGTTGACTAAACTAGCAGAACACGGTTATACAGATGTAACAGTAGTTGTAGGTGCTGATCAAGTCAAAGCATTGAGTTATGTAAAGAATTACAACGGTAAAGCAAACAAAGCAGGTGATGTTCCCTATAGTTTTAACACACTAAATGTTATTGCTCGTCAAGAAACAAACGATCCTAGCCGTGAAGAAGAAGGTCCTCGTGCTACACCAATGCGTAGTGTACTAATGGATCCTAAGGCCAGCGAAGAAGAAAAGTTTGCCGCATGGCGCGATGCTATGAGTCCAGAACTAAGTGACGACGAAGTTCGTGACTTAATGGCTAAAGCACAGGCCCGTATGAGTGATCCTTCATTTGGCAAGAAGCCTAAGGGTGTGGCGGAAGCAACAGGCGATCCAAAGTTTGACAAGATGCTTAAAGGTATTACCGGTAAACGAGCAGTAGCCAAACAACAAAAAGCAGATACTAAACAACAAGCCCGTGATGCTTTTGGTGGCATGTTCGGCGGAGGTAATCCTACTGATCAACTTGGCATCAAAAAGAAAGGTGTGGCGGAAGGCAAAATAAATCCTGCAGGATTAAACCATACACAACAAATAGGCGATTATGTATATCGTGCTAAGGCATTAACTGGATCTGATGAGGGTGAGATAGAGATGACAGCAT